CGTATTGTTGTTTTGCTTTCAACATACGCTTTTTATAAATCACTCTTTCATTGTACATCTTCTCCATCATCTCAGGTAGAAAACCTTGACTATCATTTTTAAACTTTGCACCGTTTGGTGTAACACAAGCACCCTCAGTTTTAAGATAGTTAAGTGGTACTTTCATATCAATCATTCTATTTACATTAATACCGTGTGAAGATTCACCAATAATTTTCTCAGGCGAAATATTGTATTGAATAATAATATGTGGATATAGAGAGTTAATATCAAATGAAACAATCCACTTGTGTTGACCAAGTTGTGGTTCTTTTACATAAGCGCCTTCATATTTTGTTTCTTTACTATGTTCTTCTCTTGGAGGTACACATATATTCTTTTGCATTAAATGGTTTGCAATCAATGTGTCCCATACTCGCACTTGTGAAAATATATCATCATAGTTTACTTTTGATTCATATGCAACNGTTAAACTCAAATCAATTAGACCAAGTTTATCTTCTAATGCNTCAACAATCTCAACATCTTGGATATTATAATCAACAAATGATTGAAAGTCTTTGGTGTACCAATCTTTAAATGTATCATAAGGCATATCATCTTTACCACGACCAAGTTCTAGTTCACCAATAAAATCTAGTTTATAACTTTCTTGTCGTGTAGGAATAAACCATTTGTACAAGTCAAGGTAATCTAACATTACAATACCATACAATTGATAAACTGTTTGTGCTCTACCTCTTACAGTAATTTCTTCTCTATTGATTAAATTCCAAGGCGACATTCTGTTTGCAACTTTATCACCTGCAATCAGTTTAATTCTATTCATCAAATAAGGTAAATCAAAAAACTTAGTGTTCCAACCTGTGATAATATCTGGATAGTTTTTCAACCAGAATTTCATAAACTCAAACATCAATTGTTTTTCATCTCTACATTTGACATAAGTTACATCTGTACGGTCAGTGTGATAATCACCAACACCCCAAGTTAATATCTGTTTGTTAGATTGATTTTTAACTGTGATACACAATAGTTCTTCAATTGGATTTTCTACATCTGGAAATCCATTTTCACAACTTGTTTCAATATCAAGTGTAAAGATTTTAATGTGGTCTTTATCCCACACTATCTCTTCAGGATATTCTTGGCCGATATATTGATAATGGTATCTTTCAAGGCCAAAGATAGGTGAGTTTTCAGTTGCAACATCTCGTCTAAATCTACGAGCTGCGTTAATGTCTGTGAATTCAATAGGCTTTAGAAACTGGCCTTGTAGTGTTTTGTATTGTGAGTGTTCTTGTGTTAATGCATAAAGAGTAGGACCAAAGTCTATCTTCTCTTTATAATCTTTACCATTTAAGACACCACGAATTAATAACTTGCCTTTGTGTTCAATTACATTCTTATAAAAGTTCATTCTTTCTCAACTTCACCGTTACATTATTTAAACTATCATCTAATTGTATTTGGCAGGCCAACCTTGACTTGCCTTCAATATAGTCTTTTTCATATTCTAATAAATCTTGTTCTAAAGAGTTTTCTTGTATTTTTAACCTATCACACCATACATCATCCACATAGATATGGCAAGTGCCACACGCTTGACAACCACCACAGTCAGCAGGAATTTCTGGTAAATCCAGTTCTTTCGCAGCTTCCATAACGGTATAGCCAACAGGCATATCTACCGAAAGTGTTTCGGTACCTCTTATAAAATTAACTTTTACCATTACGGTAATTTAGTTTCAGTAATTAGTTCTTTGTTTGGTGTTAAAATACTACTTGTATTTGCTTGATATGATTTTAAAATATCATCTTTTGGTTTTACAATTGTAACCACTTTATCTGTGTCAAATGTAATTTTTTCATCTGCCGAATATGGCATATAAGGGGTCATCATTAATTGTACAGGTTGACCTGGTTGATTACGCATTGGTATAATTACAAATGCCTTTTCAACTTCAATCACATCACCTTTTGTTACTTTACCGATAACATCTTCACCGGTAATCATTCTTACTATTTTCACTTCACTCATATTATCTCCTGTTTATTCTATACTATATTTTGTTGTTATCACATACTTTCTTTGAGGGTTAACCATAACATTTAATCTATTCATAAATGCACGGTCAAATAAGATAAGAGTTCTCTCATCTCTATCATCTAAGGTAAATTCTACATCTTTGTAAAAACCACCTGCGAATTCTACATCTAATTTTATTACATATCGGTCTTCATCATAATCTCTTAAGCCACCTACTGAAATTTCTTCTTTACGAATTATATCTGAGGTGATTGTTTTCCCCAATAAAGACCAAGTAATTTTTCTACCATCCACCTTAAACTTGTCAGTGTGTATAACTGGCATACCAGAATTACCTGTATCAAACTTAGCAATAATTTGTCCGAAAGGTTTGATTGTGACCACTTCTTTGTAACCACATTCTGTTGGTACTTTGTATCTATTATCTTTATCAGCAAAGTAACTGATAACAATGTTAGATATATTCTTATCTGTTGCATCTTCAATACCCTCAGTTCCAGGTGATGAATTCACCTCTAACATAAATGGCGGTTCTTTTTCTCTATTCTTACTAGGTATAAAATCAACCGCAGCCCATAACCCATTTACTGCTTTTGCAGCTCTTAATGATTCTTCTATTTCTAATTCTGTAAGTTCTATCTTTTTAGGTACTGAACCTTGTGATACATTTGACCTAAAGTCACCTTCAATTACAGGCCGTTTCATAGCTGCAATTACTTTGCCACCTAAAACATGGACTCTTACATCATAATCTGTTTTAATATATGCCTGTGCTAATAAATCTGCGTCTTCATCTTGTTTGTGTATTAACTGAACAATACTATCTAATGACTTTGCACTTTCTACAAATAATACACCAACACCTTTACTGCCTCTTAAAGTTTTTAAGATAATAGGAAATTTTAAACCAGCCTCTTCTACCTGTTCAACTGATTTTTCGGGGTCATTAATTAAAATTGTTTTTGGTTCTGTTAAACCGTAATCTGCAAGTCTTAATGAAGTTCTATATTTGTCTGCACAAATATTAATACATTGTCTGCTGTTTACTACACATACATTGGCTCTTTCTAATATAGAAACAAAATCCATCCAACTATCTTTTCGTGTAATAGAACCACGAATTACAGCCACGGTATCTGAAGTAATTTCAAAACCTTTCTTATCGTCTTTGTTATGAAATCTACGAATACCGTCTTGGTATGTTGTGTAACCACCAGTAAGTTTAAAAAGATAATGTGGATATTTTAACTTATCACATTCTTCTCTAAGTCTATCAGCCGTATGAAAAGTCTTAGCTTCTTCAGGTTCATCTGTAATAATGAGTAACCTTAAAAACTTTTTATCGTCTTTGGCTTCAGTTATGTAATCTCTAAACTTGTGTACTTGCATTGTTACTATCTTCTGGTTTTTTGCCTATATTATATTTAGCAACCAGGTTCCAATCATTCTTTTCTTTAAAAGGTAAAACTTTAATTTGGCTTAACGGTGCCTTGTTTTCTACCATTGAGGTTTTAACAACCTCTATTAAATTCCAGTCTTGTAGTAATAATGCAATTGTATTTCTTCTTTGAATATCATTCTCAACTAATGTTGATTTCTTACCATCTAAAGCAAACAATTCTTTAAAGTGTGTAATATAATACTTACCTTGTTTGTGTAAAATATGGCAAGATTGGTATAATGTTTTATCTTTACGACTAGCAACACCAATTCTTGTTAAAGTTTCTCTAACTTTTAAAAAGTCGTCTGGTTGTTTGATTGTGACCTCTAACATATCACTTTGCGACCAGCTAATTATTTCTTCACTCATTTCTTTCTCCCACCTTTTTGAAGGCTCATTTTTATATTTTCAATTTGGTCGTCTGAAAGTAGGTTGAGAGCTTCTTTTGCTTTCGCATTGCTGTAGTCATAATACTCTTTTATTACCTCAAGGTCTTTGACTTTCTTTTGAGATAGCCACTTCCCACCAAATCGCTTTTTCTTACGGATACTATTTATAAAATAGTGAAATTGCATACGCTTAGGTAGAAAATGTAAACCATTCATCTCATTACTATGCATAATTGTATCATAGAACATAGACAAACATCTGTTAATAATAAAAGAAGGATACTTTTTTTCCCATACTAAATCATCTGAATCTAGTAGTGGTTCTTTTGTTTCATTAATTGCTTTCAAATAATCTTTTAATTCATACATAACTAATTCTTATCATATTTTGGTTTTACACCGTGTTTTTTATAATATTTCCACTTTAATCTGTACTCTATCTCCTGGCATCTGTAACCAGCTGGGTCATTGTCAATAAAATAAATCCATATCTTGCACTTATGTTTATCTTCTCTAATTGCACTTACAGGATTATCTGGTAATCTAAAATTTAGTGGTACTCTTTGTAAGAAATATTTACCAATTTGTGGTTGATTGTGTCTAACACTACTTACACTTTTGGCATTTCTACATCTTTCTTTAGAAGAACCTATTTTTAAGATTTTATAGTCTTTAATAATAATATAAACATAACTATCAAATAGTTTATGTTCATCAAATTCTTCCCATAGGGCTTTTCTTAGACCAGTTCTAGGACCATAACCATATAACTCATCATAATTCACCCAAATAAAATTTCTTTTCTTTGGTGTCATAACACACTCCGCTATAAGTGGACTCATTTAAACTTACAATTGGCCATTATTTCTGTTAGACAAGCAACCATATTAATTTCTTGGTCAGCGACAAAGGCAGATTTATACTGATAACCTGCAATGATTAATATTGATTGTGGAACGGAAGAAGATTCTAATGCTGAATACATCAACTCATAGATTGTACTATAAAGAGATGATGGTTCTTTATCAAGGTTATCAATAACCCATTTACGCATATCATTAAATCTTTTTTCTTTTAAGACTTTAACAAGTTCTTTTGTATTTGCCTCAGATAAACTAAACAGAATACCACTATCAATTTTACCTCGTACAGAATACCTTTGAAGTTCATTAATAGTTCTACGAAAATCTGGATAATATTTCTGAATTAACTCAGCTAATACTTTGTTATCGTATTCAATATTTTCATCTTCAAGGACTTTGCCTAGTCTTTTCATAAAGGCATTGGCAGTTTTAACCTTTTGACCATTCTTAATTGCAAAATCAATAACGGTACATCTACTATGCAAAGCAGGTAAAATCTTGTTCTTGTAATTACAAGTAAAGATAAATCTACAGTTTTTGTAAAATGTTTCAATGAAGTTACGCAAAGCAGGTTGTACTGATTCGGCGTTCATATAATCTGCCTCATCAACAATCACCACTTTATGATTTGATTGTTCAGTTAATGATACAGTAGAAGCAAAGTTTTTAATCTTATTTCGTAATGTATCAATCTGACGGCCTTCATCTGACCCGTTAATGATAATATAATCTGCGCCAAGTTCCTCACACAAAGCACGAGCAACTGTGGTCTTACCAGTACCTTGTGTACCAGCTAATAACAGATTAGGTATTTCTTTTTGTTTTAGAAATTGTGTAAATGTATTTTTTGTTTCTTCAGGTAAAATACATTCACTGATTTTTTTAGGCCGATATTTTTCGACCCACAAGTATTCTGACATAATATAAACTCCACTTTATTCATTATTTAGGTGATTCCATTGTAAATTCATTTACGATTTCACTGTCAACATCATAACCACCTTTGTTCATTGTCCAACAATCTTCTTCACGGTCATAATCGTGTTCATCAACAAATGATTGGACTTTATCTGCTAGTTCTTTATCTTCATCACTAGCATTATGATAATCATTCCAATTAAAGTATAAACCTTTTTCAAAGGTAGGCAAATCGCCAAACTCCTCTATAATATCAGAAACAGCAATTTGTCTATTAAGATAATGTGTTGTTTGATGATATTCTCTGGTTTCTACTTTTAAGTAGTCGTCTGCTTTGTATTCAGTACCGTCTTCTAGTTTATAGACTTCCGACATTTAAAACTCACTATCAGGCTCAATTGCAATCCAATATTGAATTGGTTTGTTACGATTGATAAAGTGTGAGATTTTTTGTGACGAAATAGCCACATCATAATCATCCTGAATCATCTTAAAGTTCTCAGTTTTAAAGAAAGCCTTAAAGGTCTTATCTGTTTCACCAAGTACAATAGAATAATCATTGGAAGATGGAGTTTTTTTATCAGTAGCAACTAACTTAATTTGCTTGCCGTCACCAACAACTGCAATGTCTGGTAGACTTAGAGTTGAAACACCTTTCATTAATTTAGAAAAAGTATCTTTCTTTAAAGAAAAGGTAACATACTTGTCTGGCATATTAATCATTTTTGTAGGTGAAACTACAACTGATTTATCAGCAAAGAAATATTTAATTGCTTGTTTACTATTACTATCTGCAATTGTTAAGTTTGCACCACCATTAAATTTAAGTTCAGACTTATCAAATAAGTCAACTGCTCTTAAAAATTCTGGTAGGTCATAGATTGCAAATTCTTGCTCAAACTTTTCTGAAACATCAGCTTCTGCTAAAATGTTTTTAAGTGTAGAAATAGTTTGAAGTTTGTTGCCTGGTTTGACCAGAATATTCTGGTTAATATCTGAAAAATTTTTCAGAATGGCAACTGTATCACTACTTAGGTTCATTATATAATCTCCTCATAATTTAATTGGAGCGGATACTTGGTACTGCCCCAAGTTTTGTGAGTTGGTAACCCACTGTAATACTTTTATACGATATCCGCATTATCTTAATATACACTAAAGGCGTCCTATTGTCAAGCCTAGGACGCCTAATAGTTTTAGACTAATTAGTCTTGTTTTTTAAATGTATTTTGTACATCTTTAGCCCAATCTTTAAAAAATTGTTGAACCTGGTTATTATAACCTGTCCAAAATTCTTTTACTTGAGCATAAGTTGGTAATGTGTTCCACATATTACTTAACCTCTATAGTTCTAGGTTGTTTGTGTTCTGGAACAATTCTTTCCAAACTCACTTTAAGCAGACCATCTTTTAGTTCTGCGCCTTTAACTTCAACATCATCAGCGATTGTAAAAGCTTTAGAGAAATATCTTTTAGCGATACCCTTATGGATAACACCATCTTCCTCTTTATCTTCTTTTTCTTCTTTGATTGATTTGATAGTTAATACACCATCTTCCAAAGATACATCAATATCTTTTTTAGAATAACCAGCTAATGCTAGTTCAACATCATAGGTATTTTTACCTGTTTTTACAATGTTGTATGGTGGAAAATTAGGGACAGAAAGTCCTCTAAAGTCATCTTCGAACATTCTTTCAAAATGATCGAATACATTATCAAAGCCAATTGTAACTGGTCTTAATTGATTGAATATACTTAATGCTTTGTTAGTCATATCTAACCTCCTTTTGTTAAGCAAAGTTATTGTTAATAAAGTAAAAGCCCTTTTAGGCGCTTTCACATTTATTTATATAATTACTGTTTCAAAAATAACAAGTGGTCAATTTTGACACAGCTCAAATGGTAGTTTCTTTTATCACGGAGTGAAACTACCAAACTTCACCGTTTTGCGACACCGATAAAAATTATCGGGTTTTTT